TTTAAATCCTCCTCCTCCCGCAACCTCAGTGGTCGGAAACATTCCTGTAGACTGATAGGTATGGTTGGTACAAAACATCGGAACTTTCGCTTTCGATAGCGGTTGCCTTAGTACTCTGAAGGCTGAGCGCCAAGCCTTGGCTCTCATTCCCATATCGCCTGCGTCCTTGTCAGCAGCCGCGTCTGTAGTCTCTTTGACTGAAGGTAGCTGAGTAAGTGAATCTGCCACCATCAACAGTGGGAAGCGCTCCTTCTCAGTCTTTTCTCTGTAGTTTACTAAAATCTGATGATTGACGTTCCTAAATTGCTCGATGGACTCTGGGTAGAGCATCAAAACTCTCGATACATCAACTCCTCGCTTAGCCAGCATCTCCTTGTCTATTCTTCCTTCAGTATCGTTGTAAATCACTCTCGCTTTCGGGTCGGCTGCCAGGAAGTTCCTTACAATTTGGATAATAAGATAGCTCTTACCGACGGCCTCCAGGGCTGCAAATCCCACCACTTTATTTGTAGGTGCTCCCCCGAAAATAGACCCCGACAACGCAAGATTGAGTGTGTAGCACCCGGTATCAATAAACGTAGTGTTGTCAGCGATGGTACCGTCTTCGGCAACTTTAACCAGGTCTTCACCAACAATCTTCGCTATGTCCTTAAAAAAGTCTGCCATTTGACGTCTCCTTAAAATCTTCGTTCCTTCCACATTTGCTCCAGGTGAATAGCTACCCACTGGTCAAAATGGGTCATACCTGCCGTAGCGTGGAGAACGAAGCTACCGGCTCCCATCTCCAACGCTGGTGTTCCTGCGATCATCATCTTCACAGGACTCTTCCCGCGTTCAAACTGCACATCCCGAACAAATTTGGAAATTGACTCATAAATCATTTGCGCGAACTCCCTACTTGTCTTCTCGGGATATCGGTCTCTGTCAGCCTTCAGACCATCCAGACTTAAAGTCGCTATATGTCCAAACTCCTCATGCTCAAATGAAATTGTATTATCGCTAACTGACTTACATTCCATCGACGCGTCTACAGATGATGTGTTGGGTGAAGTGTTATATGAAAGTGGCTTGTAGCTATGAAACATAAAACCTTAGTCCTCAAAAATGCCCATCACACTCATACTTGATCCGACCTCGCTCCAACCCACTGCTCTAAGCAAAATGTTTAGAGGACCTACAAAGACCTTGTTGAATTGAGCTTCAAAGTCGATCCACTGCCTTAAATCTAACTCCTTTGGAACTTTGTCGAACATTCCCATAACATGAGACCGAAAAGGATTTTGGTCTTTGAGGTAAAAGAATCTCATACGCTCACCCGACTTTATCTTGTCGTATTTGTTGGTGAGTTTGCTCTCTTCAAGAAACCTGTTGTAAGTAAAGGCTGCCGCGACCTGAATCGGAGCCCCCTTCTCCAGTCCTCGTCGTGTCCCGACTTCAACCGTATCCTCGAACGTAATTACTCCTTTGCTACTCAGCGACCCAACGTACTTATCGATATCCGACACGTTGATTGGATAACTAATTTGCTCCAGGGGCATGGCTTCAAACCTTTTACGATACTCAGATACTAGCCGATGTAAGTCGCTAGAGGTTCCTTTGAGGATTACGTCAGCAGCATTATTGAGCCACTCCTTACAAAATTTGGAGGTGGTACTCTTAATCATTTCGAGGCCGGTTGCCTTCCGCTTAGGCTTGGGATAACGAGTTCCTTCCTTGTCCCAAATCTCCATCAGATATCGCTTCTTCGAGACAAATATGGTGTCTTCGGCAATTACATCCCGAACCATTTCAAGTTGATTTGTGAAGGTGTTATATCGATCTCGGTGATAAGCTAGGGCTTCGTCGATATACTCGTAGAGCTTGCTGCAATATACTTTATCAATCTGCTCAACGATTTCCGGAGATGTCAGGTTGGGCGCGAGCTTATCTACGAACGGCTTGGCTGAAATGTACAGAGAATCCGTGTCCCCATAAATGATCGGGTCGTATGAAATCTTATACTCTTGTTGGATTCGCTGAGAGATACTCTCTTTGACCGTTAATAGAACGGCTCGTCCAGAGAGGGTGACACTACGAGCCAGCTCAGGGTTATAAAAGCGGAAATACTTGCTACCCAATGACCCGTACGCCGCGTTAAGCTGAATCTTTTTGGCACTCTGAAAGTTATTGTACTTCGTGGCCTCGTCTTCATACTTACTCTTTTCGACTGGATCGGTGGCTTGCAGGGCTTTTCGTTGAGCCTCCTTCATGTGCGATTTGTAGCGCATTCGGTCATCGAAAAGACGCTTCATGATGTCGCCAAGAAATCCAGACTGGTTCCTATAAAAAAGCCAGCCAGCGCCGGAGCATGTAAAATCGTGGTCCTTTAGAATAGACAGGTCCTGGGTTCTCGATAGCATCCCCTCCTCGTCGTAAGACGCTTCCGCTCCCTCCAGGATGTGGTTAATATTGGGACCAAACGTGTCCGGGGAAATGTTGTGCTCTCTTATCAGAGATGGATACAGAGAAGCAAAGTCGAAGTTCACTACCCATTTGTGCTTACCCACTGTGGCGGGTAGTACGAACGCACCTTCATATTGCTCGCTTTTATCGTTGTCCTTTATGGGAGGTACTACGACTTTTCTCCGCTTGAGCTCATTGAATGAGATCGCATCCCACATTCTCACCTGCTGCTGTACGTCGGCAAAATTGCACTTTGAGTCGTAGGCAGTAGTTATTACAACATCAGCAAGCTTAAGCTTTGCGTCGAGCTTTTCAACCAGCGCAACGTCTTGTACGTTGTACTCGATGAACTTATCATAGTCCTTGGTGTAGAGGTCATGGAGCGTACCATCATACTCTACTTTCGTTTCCCCCAGTTCCAACTCAGCGACAAATTTAAGGGCATCACTCTCAGCCTTTGGCATGTAGCGCCTGTAAAGGTCTATGTAGTCAAGCGAGACGATCCCTACGATATCGTAAGTATCTATCTGTCTTCCTCGAAAATTGACCTTGCTGTCCCGAATGATTCCCCAAGGCGATAGTTTTTTTGACTGGTTTTCTCCAAGAACTCGCTCGATCCTGTTTACAATATAGGGGATATCGTACTGGTCAGTATTCCAGCCAAAGAGTATGTCAAAGTCTAGGTCCGCCCAAAACGACAAGAATGCCCTGAGCATTTGTTGCTCATCGGCGAAGTGTTTGTACTTTACATCAGGCCGCTTCGGTCGATATGGCTTAAGACCAAATACGTAGTAAGTATCGCGATACTTTATGGTGAGAGAGATGATTGGTGCAAAGGGATCAGACGGATTAGAAAAGCCCCTAGAGCTATCTACCTCGATATCCAACGTGACCTTTCGAATCAGATTCATGTCGAATTGAACATCGCCTTTGAATGTGTCTGATATCCAAGTAAAATGGAATCTGGTATTTCCAAAGATGTAGTCATGCTCGATCGCACTGTTCGAACGATTAAACTCCCTAGCTTCGCGAATGGAGTCAAAAACCATACGCTGCACGGGCTGTCCGTATATGGTCTTATACTCGCTGTCTTCGTTGGTAGGAACAAATAGACTTGGTTTGTAATTTTGAATTAGAGTGGATACACGCTTGCGGTCTACATATCCCCGGTAGTAAATACCCTTCCAGTCGGCATAGACGTGCGTATAAAATTCACCCATAGGACACCACGCGTGTGTAATCGGCTACAGGTTAAGGTACTGGCTGTCTTAGCCAACATTACCTTTTCTTGTTTCGGTTCTTACGGAATGGCTTAAAGGGTATTTCAGATTTTGAGGCTGGCGCTTCCGCCTCTGTGACAGAAGATTCAACCGCAAATGTGACGTCCTCTGATTTTGTATTTGCGGATTTTCCTAACTCTGACAGTCCCTCGTTAAAAAGTTTCTGCTCAGCTAACCTGCGACGGAGCAGTCCTGGTATAGCCACTCCATTGTCAAATTTCCACTTTGGGAACTCTTGTGATGCGAGTTGAAACTTTGCCGCGTTAATGTGCTTCAGGAGGGTCGAGGAGCCGAATTGACCCGCTCCAAGGTTGTAGACGAAGCTAACTAAAGCATCAAACATGGACTGTGATATTTCAGTTTTTACCAGTTTCTTGATACTTACAACCGAGGATTTGACATCGTTCTCAAGGTAGGAGTTTGCCTCTTGTTCGGTACACGTATCCCCTATTTTAACTCTCTTACCATTTGGATACACCGTAGTTCCCCAACCGATTGTCGGTACTCCCCCGGTATCGAGATACGCCTTTAAACGACAGACGTTGCTGGCCTCAAAAAGGCAAATGAGTTCAAATGCTTTAGTTGATGGTTCCATTAGCGGGTGTTATCCGTTTAGTCTTTCTAAACCTGTATTTAGAGTACAGGCTCCACTGCTCTGTCTCTGAGTACGGAACTATAAAGACGCTCTTGGCAGCGCGGCGGCTAAAAGGCAGATTTACT